GTTGCTCTGGTCTAGGTAATACAACATCACCATATTCTTGAGCAATCTTTTCAATAGCTTCTTGTTGTCTTGGTTTTCTTTCTTTACCTGGACTAATCCAGAAAACACGATCTGCTTTTATAGCAGAACGCATTTTTCTTAGTTCGTGTTCAGATCTAATTTGAAAATGATCATTCGCACCTAAACTAACAATTACAGTTTTAGCATGTTCTGCTGATGCTTTTGTTAGATAGTCTTTGTTCCATTGCCAACTATTCCAACCACCTTTAGCATAGGCTACGCATTCAGGTCGAGCTATTGCTGTTCCTACAGCAATACTATCACCAATAATCATACATTCAATCATATCGGCTCTCCTACCTTGTATCCACCAGGATACTTGGCTTGAAATGGTTCGGCGTATAACTGAATACTATCTGAAATCTTTTTCATGTCGTATAGATTACAAAACTTTAGCAATCTAATACCAACTTGACTAATATCCTTAGGAACAATTCCTGTCTGTATAGTTTCGTTGATAAGTGTTTTAATATTTGCGGGTTGATTCTTAAGATCGATCAAAATGCGATTACGCTCGTAGTCATCTAAGACTCTGTGTTCTTTACCTTCGTGGTCAGTCCATCTCTGAAGCATGAGATTGTTCCACGCATATCCTTTGCTTTTACGATCCGCGAACGCTTCAGTAAGACCAACTTTGTTTTTAGTACCTTTAGTACGCACACCTGGATACGCTGAGAAGACATTATCACTGGTATCACCACGCATACATTTTTCGAAGAGGATCCATTCTGGATTTGGTGCTTCTGCTGGTTCTTTGGTTTTCTTATCAACAACGAGCTTGCCTTTTTTGTCATAGATGCCTTCGTGTGTAGTCAGTGTTTCTTGAACACCGTTATACTGTTTAACATTGGGGGCGATCAGCTGATGGAAGTCGCTGTCTGTCGAAATAATCACATGATTGTCGTTAGGGTGACTTTGGATGAAACCAGCAATAAGATCGTCTGCTTCTAAGTTAGGATGACGCAAGACTGTACAGTTAGTTTTAGTTTCGACGAACTCTTTAAACTTGTCAAAAGTTTCCCAAAATAGCTGATCTTCTTCTTGCTCTTTGGGTGTAAGTGCAGCACGGGCATCTGAACGATTACGTTTGTAGGGTGAATAATAGTCTTTACGCCACGAACGACCTTCGAGGCAGAATACTACGTGAGTGCCGCCAAAGTCGGTCCATGCTTTCTTAATTGAGTTAAATGTGATATGTAGAGCCATGCCTAACTTAATGTCAGCATCTCCACGGATAACGTGACGAGCACGAAAGAATGTGTTGGCTGTGTCTACAAGGATAAAGCTCATTAGCTCACTTCCGATCTGTCTTTTGTAATTGGAATTACGTTAATAAAACCTGCCCCTCTATTAGGGTCAAGACCTTCTTCACTTAGCATGTTACGAACGATGTCTCGGAACCAGCGATCTACAATTTCCTCTTCCGGATCACCTTCAAACCCGTATCCTGCTTGACGTAATTGTACTATAAAGTATTCATTCCAGTCAAGCTCAAAAAACCCATTTCTGATATCATCTTTATTAACATGCGTATCTAAAACACACACCCAAGGCTCTTTTTTCTTAGTTGCTCTTTCTTTTGGTGTAAGTTTTGCAAGTTCTTCCTTGGCTTGAGCTTCTGCAGCTCGAGCAAGAGCCTCTGCCCTTTCTTGTTCTAATTTGGCTTTTTCTTCTTCGAGTTTTTCAACCCCAGTAATTTTTTTTAACCATTTTTTCATTATGTCCCCCAAGCATTACGCCAAATATCAACTTGCAATCTTGGACTATATCTATAGCCTCGATCCATTGCTAATTGAGCTACTTGTTTTGTATTTAAATTGTAAATATCGTCGACACCGCCAACTGGCATTAAGTAAGCAGGCCCTGTAAACCCTGCTAGTCTGTATTCTTCTACCGCTTTGTCTACTTCGGCAACATCGTCCATATTTGCTACAACAAATTTGAGATAGGCATTGCCCACGCTTTCATAATCTGTTACAGTATCTGGCCTAATAGCATCGGCCCATGCTTCTCCAGAACAACTTAGTTTAGGACTGATACTAAATGTTACAAGGGCATTCATAGAAAGTGAATCGTTAATCCAATTGCCAAACTCGTCACTAAGATCTTGAGTACCGTTAGTTTCAAATGTAATATTAGTCAGACCATTACGTACACATTTCATTAGTAATTCTGGATATAGTTTTTGCCATCCTAATAACGGTTCACCGCCTGTAATTACTAAATGGATATCGTGTCCATCTTCTTGCATCCATGTATTCTTAGGAATAAGACTATGCATCTTATCTACAACTTCATCTATTGTCATAAACGGGCTTAGATGTTTAAATGCAGGATGCCATGACGCATAACTATCACAACCTGTACGTGCTAGCGGCAAATCTTCATAGGTGGGATACAATTCTATTTTCTTAGCAATCTCTTCTGGTTCAGTAGTCTTTTCGCCTATTGGTAAGGCAAATCCCCTACATTGAAAATTACAGCCAAATGTACGCAAAAAGACGCTAGGCACTCCTGCATAGCGTCCTTCGCCTTGTAGGCTGTAAAATATTTCAGCTACTTTTAGTTTTTCCATTTCTTTCTTTCCTAAATTCTTCTACATCTTCTGTAGCTGATTGTAACACATTTGCATAGTTAAGAGCAACCTGTTTATCCAAAATAATACATGTTTCATAGTCTGTATAACCTTTGGTTAATAATTGCCAAATATGTTGCCATCTATTTTTAGACCAAAAATTAGTTCTTGTCTTAGTATAAATGGTTACGGTAACACCGCCGTTCTCTGCAGCAACATCTATAGTATGTGTACAATCGTCGCTACTACATTCACATACAGCCTTGTACATTTTGCTATAACCCCAGTCGTTAACTTGGAGTACTCCCTGAGCTGGTATTTCTGGCTTCATTGCTTAAACATTTCCAAATTAATAATTTTTGCTACACGCTCACCTACATCTTCACCGTTTGGAATAACATAGGTTTGATTATCGTGCCTGTCTTTACGATCATCGTAATGTCTCACATTGAGAATTTTACCGCCAACGGCCGTACTTAATTCAAACATGATTCGGTTTTCGCCCTCAGGACGACCGCGTTCTACCATCGCTGTTCCCATCTGTAATCCTGCCATTTTAATGCTTGCCCTTTCTTTTAACTGAATTGATTCTTCTTCCTCGAACCGATCTTTATTTGTCCAAGCCTTCTTGGCTTGTTTATAGAACCATTTGTCAAACCACTTCATAAGTATCCTTTCAATGTAACTCTGGCATAAATTCTTTGAGATTTCGGATGTCGTCTCTACGCTGATATATAAATTCTACCATGCGCTCATACTCGTCCGGGGGCAATACTGTCTTGTAGATTTCCAACCCTAACTTAATTAGAATAGGAGCAATTTCAATAGCCTTGACATTATCTCCTAACATCTTATCTGTCAAGGTCATGAATTCATGATAAGTGTTTATTAAATTCTCATCACTCATATTGTTCATTAAACCACTCGTTCACCATTTGCTCTGCTTCTTCTTGTGTAAGGGCAGGTACAAAGATACGAGCAAGTTGTCCTTGTGTATGTTGAATATCAAATCGAACAACGCCGGCAGGGATGCTGTCAAAGTCTCTTTCTACAATAAATTTTTGTAGATTTTTTGCACGATTAATTAATTGATCGGTTAGATCTTTTGCTGTAGTCATAGTTCTAGTCCATTCTTTTTAGCATATACTTCGTCTGTTTCCATTGGTTTAGGAAATTCCGCACTCCACGGCCACGATGTACTAGGATCTGGTCGCGGCTTTAATTCTACATTTTCTTCAATTACAGTACCGTCATCGTCACAAAGACTAACTTGGAAAGGAGCAATAATTTCTACGGCCGAATCTTCCTCTTGCCAATCGTGTTCTCCGTCGTACAACCAACCGGCACCGCCTTCGTAGTATGCTTCTCTAATTTCTTCTTGTTCTTCTTCAGAGATATCATCGCTGAATTCAAAGTCTATACTAATACTGTCATCGAATTCGCAACCCCAACCGGGTTGTGTTTTACAATAAGCAACTTTGTCTTCCTTATATGGAAGATTCATTTCCATATCGCCTTCAATAAATCCTTGTCCCCAACGAAAAGTTTCGTCTAAGTTAAACCAACTAACTGTTCCGTCTGCATTTTCGCGGAACATTTCTACATGATAAACAATGCTTTTCTTTTCTAATGGTTTAATTAGATAAATTTGACTCATAATAATTCCTTATTTTAAAAATACATCATTAATCTGTCTATTAACACGGATAAATGTTGTACACTTACTAAGTTGTTTTAATGTTTGTGCTCCTACGTATGTACAAGTGCTACGCAATCCACCAAGTAAGTCTAATACTGTATCATTAACAGGGCCTCGATATTGAACTTGTACTGTCCTGCCTTCTGAACTTCTATATTCAGCAACGCCGCCGCTGTGTTTATTCATAGCGGTGTCTGAACTCATACCATAGAATGTAACTTTACCATCTTTAATTTCTCCACCACCTTCGTTGTGTCCAGCTAGCATACCGCCTAGCATGACAAAGTCTGCACCCGCACCAAATGCCTTAGCTACATCCCCAGGACAAGTACAACCGCCGTCAGCAATAATGTGTCCGCCAAGGCCATGAGCGGCATCAGCGCACTCAATGATTGCTGAAAGTTGCGGGTACCCAACACCAGTCTGAACACGAGTAGTGCAAACACTACCAGGACCAATACCGACTTTAATAATATCTGCGCCACGTAAAATTAACTCCTGCGTCATGTCTGCAGTAACAACATTTCCTGCAATAATTGTGCAATGTGGAAACGTTTCGCGAACTTTTTGAACATAGTCTCCAAATCGTTCTTGATAACCGTTGGCGACATCGATACAGATAAAATGTATTTCTGGATAAGCATTTATGATTCTACGCAATTTAAGAAAATCGCTATCGCTAGTACCTGTACTGATAGCAAAATAATTGCCCCCAACGGCTGTTGCCAAATCACTGAGTTCATCTTCATTGTAAGTTTTAACTAAACAGGTAAACATGCGATGCCCCCATAATGACTTAGCCATGTCTAATGTACCAACACCGTCCATGTTAGCAGCCATAATAGGTATACCTGTCCATTCTGTTCTACTATGCTTAAATTTATATGTACGAGCTAGATCAACATCTTTACGAGTAGATAATGTTGAACGCTTAGGACGAATAAGTACATCCTTAAAGTCTAATTTAATTTCGTCTTCGATTCTCATCGAGGAGCAAACTCCTGTTGTAGTTTAATATTGTCCATAAACTCTTTTTTAGTTCCGTGATCATCCTTGAACGCACCTTTAAGAACAGTAGTTTGAGTTAATGAACTGTGTGCCATGATACCACGATTCTCACAGCAACCATGTGTAGCTTGAATGTACACACCTAGATCTTTGGCTCCTGTGGCCTTTTGTATCTCCCTAGCAATGTCATTACAAAGTTCCTCCTGGAGAGTACCTCTTCTTGCACACCACTGTGCGATACGTGTGTATTTTGATAAACCAATAAGTTTACTAGCGGCAATAATACCAATATAGGCAACACCAGTAACGGGCTGGTGATGATGGCTACACATACTACGAAGCTCACTGCGAACAACCAGCATACCTTCGTAACGGTCCGCCGAGTCGTTTGGAAATGCTGTTGCGTCTGGTGCTGGTTCATATCTACCTGCCATAATTTCGTTAAAGTACATCTTAGCAAGGCGACGGGCTGTGCCTTTGCTATTAGGATCAGTTTCTCGATCAATAAGCAAACGATCAAGCACTAGTTCGAATGCTTCTGTTGCTTCGTCAATA